AAGCCACGCTCGCCGGCCGCGCCAGCCTCGCCGGGCGGTCCCTGTGGCCCTTGCGGTCCTGGCGGTCCCGGCTCGCCGGCCGGCCCCGGTGCGCCGTCCACGCCGTTGCGCAAATGAGCGGTCGCCGCGGCAACCTTCAGCTCTATGATCGTGCCGTACTCATCGAACCGGTCGCGCAGCCGCGCCATCTCGGCGGCAATCTCGCGGTCGGCGGCAATGCGCGCCTTTTCCTCGTTGATCACCACATCGGCGACGGCGCGCATCAACGCGCGATCAGGCTGCGCGGGCATGGCTCATCTCGCGTTGCAAATGATATGCGATCAGTGCGGCCTGCTCGCCGTCGTCGAGCGCGGGCTGCTGGTCCTCCGCAGGCACCGGGGACATGGGGGAGGCCGGTGCCGGCGGAGGTTCAGGAGGTGTCGTTGCAAACGACAGCGGCACGACCTGTTGCTGTACGCGCGGTTCGTCGCCAGCCTCGACCTCGGGCAGACCCTCGAGCCGACGCGCCTCGTTCGGGCTGTAGATGCCGCCCTGCACCGCGCGCGCCAAGCCGTCCATCCGTTCGGTGAACATCGAGCGCAACAACACGCGCGTATCGAGTTCGGTCCATTCGCGGCCGGCGGGCATCCTGTCGAGGCCGATGAACTTGTCGAACGCCTGCTCAATGTGCGTGATGATGAAGCCGAGCCCCGACGCAAGCCATTCGGTCATCAACGCCTCGGCGCTTTTCTGCGTCGCCGTGTCGGTGATGCCGAGCAGGATCGCCGGCACGCCGAACACGCTCGCGATCGTGCGATCATTCAGCTTGAGCTGATCGACGATCTGCGCGTCTTCATTCGAGATCGAGATCGGCTGGAACTTCATTCCATGCGTCAGGATCGGCGTGCCGCCGGCATTCAGACCCCTGGCCTGTTCCTCCCAACGTGCGCGCAGTTCGTCGCGATCTTCCTTCTTGATCTGCAGATCTGTCGTGATCACGCCGGACGGCCGGCTCATGTTGTTGGAGAATGTCGCCGCCGAACTGTGAATTGCTGTGCGCATGCCGAGCTCGGGCGCCAGCGCCGACAGCCAGGTTTCGCCGACGAGCGGATTGCGCCGGGTGTCGAGCTTGATGTGCAGCACATCGCGCGCCGGCACCACCAGCGAACTGCCGGCAAGGCTCGGCGTGTTGATCAACGGATTATCGCCGATCTCATAGAAGATCTCGGCGAACACCTGGCCCTGAACCCGCACCTCACGCACGCGACAAGAACGCGGGTCGGTCCAGTGCAGTGCTTCGACCTCTTGACGGTCGTTGCGTTGCGCAATCCAGTAGCTGTTGCCGGTGTATAGCAGCGACCGGATCAGATGCACCAGAAAATCGGATGGCGTCTGGTATCCGTTCGGTGCGCGCAGCAACCGCGACAGCGCCGATGTCGTTACGGTTTCGGTTTCGGCGTCCTCGTCCATTTGGCGTTTGTGATAGCCCGGCAATTGCGCGATGGCGCGGATGTATGCCCATACGCACGCCTCGACCGTCGAGCAGCCCGGCGCCGCCACCGGATCAATATCGCATTGCCAGAAGTTCCACGGCGCACCGGCCGGCAGATAGCCACCGCTCACGGTGTACGGGCCAGGATGCCAATTGCCCTCGCCGGCGGGATTGGCTTTCTGGCGCGGCGTTATCCACCGCGCCAGATCAGAGAGCATACCCATGGATCAGCGCTTCCGCCGATCGTCCGTGTGTGGTTCTTCCGCCTTTGGCTTGTCCGGAATGTTGCGCGTCGGATATCTTCCGGACGCATCATCCGGCTTCATGTCACGGCGAACCGCAGTCCCCTCTGCTGGTGGTGTCTTCGGTTCACCGATTTGTTGCGCCGCATCCCATTGCGCCTGCGCCCAGGTCGTGGCGGCCTCGAGCGCAGCCGTCCGCTCTTCCTCGGTAAGCGGCGGATGCTGATGATCGGGATCGGGCAGTTCGAACGGATCGACTGCCCAATGGTTATTGATCGCGCTCTCGGCATCGGCTGACGAAACCGTCAGCCGATTGTCACGATACGGACCCATTAGCACCTGGATCTGTCGGGTTTCGTCAGCCATTTTGTTTCCTTCTATTCCACGAAGCAACTGAACGTGCGGGTTGCCATCTGGACGACCGGAGCATTCGGCGGCCCCGATCGGAACCTGAAGTATCCGGCCCGCCAGACATCGCCCCTGACGGGGATCGTGGCGCCCGGCACGACCGTCACGATGACAAGCTTGCCGTCTGCAAAATACAGATCGGAAAACGTCGTCCCATCCTGCGAGATCTGGAAGGTGAGCCAGGCGGGCGTCCAGTCGGCCGGCATCGTGATACGCTTGATGCCAATAGATGCAGTCGAGGCATCGAGCACGCTCGACAGGCTTGCGCGGTTGGCGATCGTGGGACCGCTAACCACTGTTTCGGTGGTGATTTCGTCTACCATGTGACAGACGCGATCGTTTGCACCATGCTCGCCCGCCGCATGACCCACGAAACGTAGAGCGACATGCGGATCGCCACGGCGTCGGTCTGGAACAGCGAGCGCATCGGCACGGCGAGCACGCCGGACCCTTGCGCGCCAGTACCGAGTGCCAGCGGCGTCGTGTCCTCTTCGTGTATCGTCGCCTCGGTCGACACTGCGAACCGCGGCACGTCACCGAGCGCAGTCGCAAAATCGGCGGCATCCACAGCGATCACCCGCCCGGCCGGCACAGTCTGCGAGACGATGAACCGCACGCCGAACTTGCTCGCCGCCTGTTCCGCGCTGCTGAACGCGAAATCTCCGGTCGTCGTCTGCACGAAGTTGAGTGCAAGCGCCTGCGCCGGATTGAGCAGGATCGCAATCGGCCCGCGCCCGCCGCCACCAGCCGCGGCGATAGCCGCAACGAGTGCCTTGAGATCGGCAACCATGGCGGCCAGTGTTGGTGTTGCCGCCGAGGCAGTGATCGGCGTTACACCATTGAGCAATCCAGCGGGCCTGACGCCGGCCGACGCCGCAACGTTGTCGATCAGGTAAGTGTCGAGCGCAATGCCAGTATCGTCCGACATCGCCTGCCGGATGATGCCCTCGATCGACGGCATTCCATAGGTCGCCATCTCTTCCGAAAAAGTGCTGATGACCGACAGCTTGGTCGGCGTGAGGCTCACAGTCGAGAACGACATACGCTTGACCGGCTTGGCCCCGCCTTCCGCGGTCCACGCGCCTGCAAGTGTCGGTGTCGCCGCCCGAACCGGTATCTTCAACACGCCGGAATTGCCGAACGTGTAGCTGACACCCATCGCCTTGAGTTGCGGGAAGATGAAGTTCGGGATCAGCCGGTCGAGATAATCGACATTGCTGGTCTGCACCAGTTCCGCCGCCCAGGTGGCGACCGTCGTCATCGCCGGGTTAACCGCAGCACGCAGCACGATGTTCGTCATTTCATCGTTGCCGTAACCATCCCGCAGGACTTTATCGAGCGGATCTTTCGTCACATGCGACTTCGTCCAAGCCGCAAGCGCGCGCGCGAGATGGTCGCCCGGCTCGAGCTTCTTCTTCGGAACGGCAAAGAGCTTCCGCCCGTCCGGCCGATCAACCGTCAATGACCCCGGCAAGGCCAACGGCGGCAGCACTTCCTGTTCGCGCCGCTCGGGCTGAGCCGTGATCGTGGGACTCTCGTCGACCAGCGAACGCTCGACGCGCCGATGTGCCTCGAGTTCGCGCCGCGCGTCTTCGATCTGTTTCGGCAGATCTTCCTCGTATCGCTTCTTCTCGTCGGTATCGAGGTCATCCCTGGCCGCCAGTTCGTTCAGGCTATCGCGCAAGATGCTGATGTTCTGCTGTGCATTCTGGATCTTTTGACTAATCGTCTGCGGTTGCATTTTCGTCGTTCTCGTTTGCACGAGGGATTTGCCTGGCTTGGCATGAGCCGTGCGCAGCTCATCGAGGCTTCCTGCTGGCTTGCGGAAGACCTCGGCGAGGACATCGCGCGGTAGATCCTTGGCGAGCGCCAAGGCATTAGGGTTCGCCGGCACACTGACCAGCGAACATTCGAGCAGTTGCTGCTTGGTGAACCGGAACGGGCCGTGATGCTTGTCCGCGTCTTTCGTCAGCGGCTCGCGCGCCACCGGCTGAAACCCGACCGACACCGTGCGCAATACACCCTCGCGAACGAGGTCGCGGATGTAT